AGTGTTGTTAAAAATTCAAAGTTAGCATTTACTTTGAAAGATGCTTCGTTAGAGGGATTTGATTTTGGTTTGTATTATGATCAAAATTTAACCAATAGATATTTAAGTTCACAGGATTCAATTAATTTTAATGTTGGAGTAGCAGGGACAATAGGTATTGGAACAAATAACACAGATCCAATCGGTGCAGCACTAACAGTGCAATATTCTAACTCAACTCCAAGTAGACTTTATTATGGATTATCAAAAGGTGGGTTTATAAGCACTTCAGATACCGAGGTGTCTAATTATTCAGAAATTAGGTTTGTTGATAGTGAATATAATGGAGAGTATCAGATATCCAACGTTACTGACGATACTTTTGATTTTTCACCACAAATTCCTGAATTCCTCAGATACACTCCTGCTGAATGTGAAAAATTAGAATACTCTACAAAATCTAAATCAGTTCACGGAGAAATAAAAAATTTCAAGGTATTATCAACTGGATTTAATTATAAAAGATTACCAAAATTTGTTTCTGTCAACAGTGAAAGTGGTAACAATGCTAATATTACTCCATTCTCTTCATCTGTTGGAAGAATTAAAAAAGTAAGAATAGTTGATATTGGATATGATTACTCCTCTGATAAAACATTAAGTCCACAAGCTTTTATATCTCCTGTACTAACTTTAGATAATCTTGACGAAATTAATTCTGTAAGAGTGATTAGTGGTGGTAACAAGTACTTAGCACCACCACAATTACTTGTATATAATCCCATATCAAATACTGTTGTTGATTCTTCATCTTTAGAAGCATTGGTGCCAAACCAAACTGTTGCAGATGTAAAAGTTATATCTCCAATAACTGGACTTGACTCAGTTGTTCATAGAATTATACCAGTCAACAATACAAATGGAGTTGGAATAAACTCAGTTCAAACAAGTCTTTCTGGAGTTGTTACCTGCTTTATAGAAACTCCTATAAACGGATATGATACACCCCCATTTTCTAAAGGAGATCAAGTTTATATTGAGGGTATACAGAGAGTAGGAGAGACTGGAGTTGGTGCTACACAGGGTGGTATTTCTACAAATACAACTGTAGTTGGCACTGGATACAATTCAGTGGATTATCAATATAGAACATTTAATGTAGAAGATTATATAACTGGTACTCAATGCATACTAGAATTTAGTCTTGCTGGTGTTACAACTAATCCAGGTATTGCAAAAACATACCAATCAGGTTATGCACAACTTATCAATCAAAAAGACTTACCAGTAATACAACCAATTCAACAGAGAGGTAGTTTTGATTTAAATGAAAAGTTAGTTGTTAATAATACAGTCACTGATTTAAAGGTTACTGAAATTAGAGAAGAATTCATCAAAGTTGATGGAAAATTTAGAATATTCCAGAATGATAGAATCACAGGTGAATTAAGTAATACCTCTGCAGAAATTGTAACGATTGTCAATAATGAGGGAATATTTGAAACAAATTATTCTAATAAACAGGAATATGGTTGGATTGATAATATTGGGAAATTAAATGAAGATGTACAAGTATTACCAGATAATGATTATTATCAAAACTTATCTTACTCAATTAAAAGTCCAGTAGATTGGGATAAGTTTGTTAATCCTGTGAATAGATTAGTTCACCCATCTGGATTAAAGAATTTTGCCGACACATCAATACTATCTACTACAAAAGTTGGAGCAGGTGAAACAATAGATTCTAATCAACTTGTTGTATTAGATGTTGCTAATATACTAGAACTAAATGATAAACAAAGAGTTGATGCAATCAATAACTTTGATAAAGCAAGAGATTTTGATACAATTGATGATAACTCTAAATCTAAGTTTATTACATTTAAAAATAGAAATCTAACTGACTTTACAAGATGTCTAACAAATAGAGTTTTAGTACATGATGATATTAGTAGTAATTTCTCAAGTGATGGATTTGAATCTGTAAGCACAGTAGTTGAACCATTAACCGACCAAATAGCAAATTATTTAATTCAAGTTGTTGATCCAGATACATCACATGTTCAATTAAATGAGTTGGTTATTATATTAACTGAAGGTAATGTATTTTTATTTGAAAAAACATCAGACTTTTCAAATCAAAGATTAGGAATCTATGAAACACAAATTTTAAATTCAGGAACTAGAAATCTTTTATTCACACCTGACGAAGCATTTACTAAAGATCACGATATTAAGATAATAAAAAGCTCTTTTAATACTGACTTAGTTGGCATAAACACCACTGGTATAGGAAATGTTAGTTTAACAGGTGTAAATGCAGGTATTGCATCATTATCAACAACCACATTTTTAGAATTTCCAAAAACAGAATTCAATTCTTTATCTGCAACCATATTTGTCCAAGACACAAATTCAAAAGAAATTAATTATAATGAAGTTATAGTTGATTTTGATGGTACAGATACAACTATTGCAGAATCATACATTGATACAAAATCTGGAGTTAGCAATAGTGTTGTAGGAATCATCACAGCAAAACTTGAAAATGATTTAATAAAAATACAATGTGTAAATGATAGAGTAAATCCACTTGATTTAAGAGCTAATGTAGTTGGATTAGGATCAACTTCTGCAGGTATCGGAACATATCGTTACGTTGTACCAGGACAACCACAAGGTGCTGAGAGAAGTGCAAGATATGAATCTGGATTCTCTACATCGATAGGAAGTGCAATTACATACTCAACACTTAATAATTTAACTGACAGTAGTGCTAAGTCTTTAGTTAGAGTTTCTTGTGGAGAAACATCAGCAGTGCATCAAATCATCACAATGAGAGATACTGAAGATGTATTAACGGTACAATATCCATTTGTGTCTGCTGGTTCTACGACAGGTATTGGTACATTTGGTGGTGAGATAAGTGGTAATAATGTAAATTTACGATTCTATCCTGATGCTGAATTTGACTCATTAATCAAAGTTCAATCATTTAATCAAATATTATACACTGCAAGTGATTTTGATAATGCACCTCCTGCTCTTACATACGGAACTGTATCACAAGATATATTTCTTACAACTTTTGATGGTGCTTCAGGTTTGAGAGCAAATAAAAAAGATTTTGATCTTACATTTGAAGGAGTTCCAATCTACTCAAAAACATTTAACCCTTCAAATACAGCTGGACTCGCAAAAACTTCTGGTATTTTTACAATTCCAAGTCATTTCTTCAATACTAACGAAGAATTAGATTATAAACCAGATTCCACATTTATTGGAGTAGCTGGGACTGCAGTTTCAATCGGTGCAACAACAAATATGGCTGGTATTGTTACAACTTTACTACCAAGCACTGTATTTGCAAAAGTTATTGATGAAAATAAGTTTCAACTATTCACCAGACCTGAATATGTGAATGCAGGTGTAGCAGTTACATTTACAGGTATTGGTGGAGGTAATGCTCACAAATTGTCAATGAAAAATCCATTATCCAGAACAATAATTGGATTAGATGGAGTGGTTCAACAACCAATAAATTTCACAACAATATCTCATACTTTTGGTGTTTTTGATGGTTTCACATATAATAACAATATCGGTATTGGACTATCACAATTTGTTTTAAGTGGTATTAGCTCTATTCAACCAACTGATTTCTTGAAAATCAATGAAGAATATATGCTTGTAACCGAAGTTGGATTTTCAAGTACACCAACTGGTGTAATTAATGATTCAGTCGATGTATCACTTGGAATTTCTACGTTACCAGTTGTAAAAGTTAGAAGAGGACAATTAGGTATTGCAGCAACCTCTCATACTGCAAATGATAATGTAAGAATTCATAGAGGTTCATTTAATATTGTTGAAAGTAAGATATTCTTTTCAGATCCACCCAAAGGTAATTCTAGATCCAGAAGGGATGAAACTAATTTACCATTTGTTAGGGCAGACTTTAGTGGAAGAACATTCCTTAGACAAAATTATACAACAAATATGTTATTTGATGATATATCAGATGCATTTACAGGTATAGGAAAAACATACACATTATCTGTTGGTGGTGCAAACACTGCATCAGGTATCGAAATTGGTAATGGTGTTGTTTTTATAAACGGAGTTTTCCAAACACCACTAACACTTAACAACTCAACTGATAATTGTTATGAAATTTCATCAGATACAACTGCTGGTATATCTACAATTCAATTTACTGGTATAACTTCAACAAATGGTCAATTTATAGTTTCTGAGTTTGATATAAATCAAAACCAAGTACCAAGGGGTGGATTAATTGTTTCATTAGGTTCAACTCCAGGCACAGGATATGCTCCTTTAGTAGGTGCAAAAGTAAAGGCATTTAAAGATGCAACAGGTGGAATTACAAGTGTAGTAGGTATTGCAACATCTTCAGGATTTAATCTCGGTATTCAGACAGCTGTATATGATAATGCAAGTGGTATTATTACTGTTACAACTGATAAGGTTCATGGATTTGCACTTGAAAGACCCAATACAGTTAAATTAAAAGGTTTAGAGTTTGTATGCCCTAAAACTGTAGTTGGACAACCTACTAATGCGACTTACGATGGTGTAACTGGTATTTCTACAATAACTATTGCAAATCATGGGTTAGTAAACGGTGATGCAGTAATTCTAGAAACAGGTTCAATATGCTTTACTTGTACAAAAGATAGTAATAATTCAACTCATTGTTATCCTCGTGCAACAGACCCTGCAGCAAATCAATATTTGACAGTAAGTAACGTTACTGCAAATACATTCCAAGTTAATGTTGGTGCTTCAAATCCAGGTGATGTTTATGCTCATACATTTGTTTCAGCAACTGCTACCGCAGTTAAGACAATTGGTGGTGGTGGATATGTTGGTGTTACAACAACAATCTTCCAAGATCACGATAGACCATTATTTGTCGTTGGTATTGTTTCTGATAGATCATTTGAGGTTCAGGCAGGTGCAAGCACAATACCTCACACATATCAAGGTGGTGGACACGCATTTGAATTCTTTGAGGATCTTACATTTGGTTCAGGATATCGTGGTGGCACAGTTGCCTGTGGTGTTACAGACCAAGCATATGTTCACAGATTTGTAAGTTCTGGTATTGGTTCAATACGTAAAGGTAATTTTGCTGCGACTGGTGCAAATGCGTTTACCGCAACTGATGCAGTGTATACATCACATACAGGAGAACTAGTTCTTACAATACCTGGTCACGGATTATCTACAACTGATACTGTAGGTATTGATACTGGTGGATTAGTATTTAAATGTTCTAAGGATAATTTCTTCTCTGATCATCCATATCCTCGTGCAGTATCTAAAACTAGTTTCCCTAACTCTGATCCCATTGCAGGTATTCAAACTGCTATCATATCAAGAACTCCTAATACAATTACATTAAATGTCGGTCAAGGTGGTGGTAGTGGCACAGGAGCAGTGGTTACTGCTACCGTAGGTGTTGGTGGTACATTATCATTTAACATTGTTTCTGCTGGAACAAGTTACATCAATCCTGAAATCATAATTCCTGAACCTAATTATGATAATTTACCTGTAGTGGGTGTATCAAGAATTGGTCAAGGTCCTACAACAGATACTGGTAAAAATTTATTACTTGATGTTAAAGTTAGTTCTGCCAAAACTACAGTTGGACTTGGTTCGACTGCATTTGAAATATCTGAATTTTCTATCGCAAGACCTGGTCATTCATTTAAAGTTGGAGATAAATTTAAACCTGTTGGTTTAGTTACTGCTGCTCACTTATCACAACCTTTACAAGAGTTTGAACTTGAGGTTGTTGAAGTATTCAACGATCAATTTGCTTCTTGGCAATTTGGTGAATTAGATTTTATTGATAATATTAAAAATTTACAAGATGGTATAAAAACTAGATTCCCATTATACTTTAATGGACAATTATTAAGTTTTGAAAAAGATGTCACAAGTCCTACCTCTCAACTCATAGATTTAAATGCTGTTCTTTTAATATTTGTAAACGGTGTATTACAAAAACCTGGTATATCTTATTCATTTGAGGGTGGAACAACATTTGAATTTGAAGAACCACCAATGGGAGAATCATCACCTGGTGCAAATGATCAAGATAGAGTTGATATATTCTTCTATAAAGGAACTCAAGATGTAGACGTTGATACCTCAGATATTCAACCTCAAGTCAAAGTTGGTGATGAAATTAGATTACTAAAAGATAATACAGGTATTACAACATCACAACAGATAGAAAGAACAATTAATGAAATTTTAGGAGCAAAGTTAGTTGAAACTGAAATTTATACTGGTTTAGGTATAGACCAAAAAAATGAAAAACCAGTCAGGTGGACAAAGCAAAAAACTGATATAATTTTAGGTGGTAGAAAAATTAGTAAGGCTAGAGAAGTATTAGAACCTCAAGTTTACCCAACATCAAAAATTATTGGTGATTTTACAATTGCTTCAGGAATAGGAACAGTAGGTGTAGTAGGAATTTTTGTAGATGATGCAGAAGTGTTCAATTATGAAAATGGAGATATTGGTAAACCTAGAAGAATGCATAGTGAGTCAGTAAAAAATTATGCTAATTATGATCTTACATATGGTTCAGTAGATGCTTTAGTTACATCTGGTGAAATTAATGTTGGTGCGTCTGCAACAGCGATTGTATCTGCTGCAGGGACTATATCATCAATTAATATAACAAATGCTGGTAGGGGATATAATTCAGCTAGTGTAAAACTCGCTGTCCCAACTGTAGGAATAGGAACTTTTACTAAAACAGACGGAACAATAGGCATTGGAAGTCTTGCGACAGCAACATCTCAAGTAGTTAACGGTTCAATAACAAGAATTGATGTTGTTAATTCTGGTGTTGGTTATACACATACTACACCACCACAAGTGATTATTGAATTACCTGCATTTAAAACTGAAAAAATTACAGAGATTACTAATGTTGAAGGATTTACAGGTATTATTACAGGAATAACAACTACCACAGGTATTAATCATCCATTAGCAATTAAATTCTTCTTTAGGGCGAGTCAGCAAGCATCTGGTTTGAAAGTAAATTATCCAGTCTTTATATCTGATACAAGTGTAGGTAATGGAGTTACATCAGTTGATGGTCCTGATACTTCAGTCGTAGGTATTGGAACAACCTTCTTAGACAATGTATATAAAGTTCACGCTGTTACTACTGATGGTGCTGAAAATGGTGAAATAATCTGTAATGTACATTCTGGAACTGATAGGACAGGATTATTCCAAGATGGAGGAAAATTCAATCCAACTCAAACAGGTATAAGTACTGAATTTGGTAAAATATCTTGGGGCAGATTATACGGAGTAACAAGAGATCCTAATCCAATTTCTATTGGAGTCACTGGTTTGACTGTGGATTCTGGATTGAGCACATTTCCAACTATTCAAAGAAAACATTATACTGCAACATCACTTAGAGGTCTAAGATCATCAGGTGCGATAAGAGTGTTTGGAATTTGATTACATTACCTCTATAAATAAAAAGAAAAAGTTTAAATTACAATGTCAGCAATAATTACTGATCAATTTAGAATATTAAATGCTAACAACTTTGTTGAGTCAGTAGAAAATACAAATAATTCTTATTATGTTTTTATAGGATTACCAAATCCAGTTGGAACTGATACTTTAGTTGGGTATGGAAGATCTTCAGAATGGAATTCAAACACACCTGCACCGACTGATAGTTTTTCATATCGTGCTCATACAGGTGATACTTCAATGTTTGGTAAAAAAGTTTCATCTGCTAATATCAGGAGAATTATAAGAAGAGTAGATTGGATTGCAGGAAGTAGATATGAAATTTACAGAGATGATTACAGTATCGATAATCCAAGTCCATTAACACAAGCAAATAGATTATATGATGCGAACTACTACGTACTTAATTCCGACTTTAAAGTTTACATTTGTATTGATAATGGCTCAAGCGGAGATAATCCACTTGGAAACGTCTCTCAAGATGAACCAACATTTACGGACTTAGAACCTTCAAAGGCAGGAAATAGTGGAGATGGTTATATTTGGAAATACTTATTTACAGTCTCACCTAGTGATATTATAAAATTTGACTCGACTGAATTTATTACAGTTCCTAATAGTTGGTCAACGTCAAGTGATTCTCAGATAAGGTCAGTTCGTGAAAATGGTAATTCTGACGTAAACTTAAACCAAATCAAACACGTTTATATTGAGAATGCAGGTGATGGATATGCAGATGGTTTGAATCAAGAGGTAGATATTGTTGGAGATGGAGAAGGTGCGAAAGCAAGAGTGGATATACAAAATAGTAAAATTACAAATGTAACAGTTAGTTCTGGAGGTAGAGGATATACTTACGGAATAGTTGACTTAGGTAATTTAAGTAGTGGAGTTAGTACTTCAACTGGTCGTGCTAAACTCATACCTATAATACCTCCATCATTAGGTCATGGTCATGATTTATACACTGAATTAGGTACAGATAGAGTTATTGTATATTCAAGATTTGATGATTCTACAAAGGATTTTCCTATAGACACTAAGTTTTCTCAAGTAGGAATTATTAAAAATCCAACTAAAGTTGGAACATCAATAACATATACTGATAGCACCTTCTCATCATTACAAGCGGTAAAATTTGAGACAACAACTGAATCACCTGTAGTTGGAGAAGAAATAACTCAAGTATTAGTTGCCCCACCAAACACTGGTAGAACTGCAACTGCTTATGTTGCCTCATTTGACTCAGAAACAAAAGTTTTAAAATATTTTAGAGATCGCTCTCTACATTTCAATAGAACAACATTAGATCAAACCGATTACGCTGGTATTTCAACGTCTGCCAGAATATATCAATTTGAATCTCAAGCTGGGGCAAATAACATTAGAGGTAAAGAATCTGGTTTCTCAGGTTCACCTTCTTTAAATTTCTCTGGTATTACAACTAATCCAACTGGTAATAAACTTATCAACTTAGGTGTTAACTTTATTGGAGGACTCGCTAATTCTGAGATAAATAAAGGGTCGGGTGAAGTAATTTACCTTGATAACAGACCTGTAATTGTTAGAAACCAACGTCAAAAAGAAGACATTAAAATCATACTCGAATTTTAAAAATGCCACAAAAGACTAACTTAAATATATCACCTTATTATGATGATTTCGATAAGGATGATAATTTTTACAAAATACTATTCAAACCTGGATATCCTGTACAGGCAAGAGAATTAACTGGATTACAATCTCTGCTTCAAAATCAGGTTGAGTCTTTTGGTAAGCATATGTTTAAAGAAGGTTCAATGGTCATACCAGGTAACATTGAACTTGATCGCTCATATTTTTCTGCAAAAATAAACGAAACACATCTTGGCATTGATGTATCGATTTACTTAAATGAACTTATTGGAAATAATGATGGAAAAGGAACCAGAGTTAGAGGTCAGAATTCAGGAATTGTTGCGACTATAAAAAATTACATACTTCCTCCAGCTGAAGGTGTTGATAATATAACAGTTTTTCTTAAATATCAGCAATCTGGTACTGATGGAGAGAGTAAATCATTCCCAGATGGTGAAATTTTAATATTAGAGGAACCTCTTACATATGGTAATACAACTTTAACTATAGGTGAGACAGTTCTAACTCTTACAGCAGAAGATGCTACAGCAGTAGGTTCTGCTTTTGGTGTAAATGCTGGTGTCTACTTTATAAGAGGTAGTTTTGTAGATGTGCAATCATCTCTAATCATTTTGGATCCTTATAACCTTGATCCATCATACAGAGTTGGATTTGATATTTCAGAGGAAGTTATTAATTCAAATGATGATGATTCTCTATATGATAATGCCAAGGGTTTTACAAACTTTGCAGCACCTGGTGCGGACAGGTTTAAAATATCTGTAAAACTTGCCAAGAAAGCATTAGATGATTATGAAGATACATCTTTTGTTGAGTTAATGAGAGTTGACGGTGGTGAAGTTAAAAGATTACAAGATTCATCATCATATAGTGAAATTAAAAAATATTTTGCAAAAAGAACATTTGATGAGTCGGGAGATTATGCAGTAGAACCATTTAGAGTTGAAATACAAGAATCTTTAAATGATGAGATAAGCACAAGAGGTTTGTTTACAGAAAACAGACTAACCGATGAAGGAAATACACCTGATGATGACTTGATGTGTGTTAAACTTTCACCAGGTCGTGCATATGTAAAAGGATTTGATGTTAATTTACCTGGTACAACCGTTCTTGATGTTGACAAACCAAGAGATACAACAACAGTAAATTCAGCTTCTATACCGTTTGAGATGGGTAGTTTACTTAGAGTAAATAATGCTCAAGGAACTCCTTTTATCAACATTGGTGGCACAAACGCAAATACTATACAATTATTTAATGGACGTAAAGGCACCACAAACGCTGGAGGGGGAATTAACATAGGTGACGCTAGGGTTTATTCATACGCAGTCACAGATGCTTCTTACAGTGATGCTACTACAAGTTTTGATTTATATCTTTACGATGTTCAAACATATACAATTTTAAAAACAACTTCATTTACTGGTAGTTTTATCATAGGAACAAAGGTAAGAGGTTTAGCGAGTGGTGCTGAAGGATATCTTGCAAAAGCATCTGGATCTACAGGTGTTCATGAACTAGCTGTATCAGAAACAACTGGTGTTTTTATAAAAGGTGAGCGATTAATATTTAATGAAAGCGAACAAGGAGAAAATGTATCGATTAAAGATTTGAATGCTTATACGATTGATGATATAAAATCAGTATTTCAAGATGCAGATACATTAAATTCAGATTTACTATCTGATTTTAGTGCTGATACGATACTACAAGATATTGTTTTACCTGGTTTTTCAATTACAGATCAGTTAAACATTACAGGTAACACTGCGACAGTTAATAATCGTAATTTTGCTGCTTTAGTAGGTATTCATACAGACGCAATAATTTCATATCAAAGAGGTGATGATTTTACAAATGGTGATATTGTCTTTAATAAAATAAATGATATTTCTGTTGATGGCAAAACATTGACTTTAGGTGCTGTTGAACACGTTGCTGGAATAAACACTGGGGCAGTCTTAGCATCTGGTATATCAACTACCTCTACTTTTAGATTAAAAGTACCACAATTAATAAATTTTGAAAGTTCAGGAATATATTCACGATTACCACAACCAAATATATCACAAGTAGATTTTGCTGATTCTCATCTAATTATTTCAAAACAAATTACAGGTGGTCCTGCAATTATTAATAATGGTTCGATTCAATTTAACTCCTCTGTTGGATTGACAACCGCAGTTGGTATTACTAGTGTTTTCTTTGAACCATTTGATGCAGAAAGATATTCAATTCATTATTCTGATGGTACAACAGAACCTTTAACTGATGATCAAGTAAGTATTACTAATAATGGAGAAACTATTACTTTTGCTGGATTATCAAAATCAAGTGGTAACGCAGTAGTAAATGTAACTTTAAAGAAACTTGGTGTAACTAGTAAATCAAAAGATTATGTAAGAAGTCAGAAATTAGAAGTAACTAGAACTGCAGGTATATCCACACTTACAAGTGATTTAATACCAAGTGCTGCGTATGGATTAAGAGTTGAAGACCGACAAATATCTCTTAATGTTCCAGATGTAGCTCGAGTAATTGCAGTTTTTGAATCAAAAAATTCATCAAGTCCAGTTTTGGACAAACTGAAGTTTGTTTCAGGTCTAACACTAGATACAGCAACAATTGTTGGTGAACAAATAGTCGGAGCAGAAAGTAGAGCAATCGGTCAACTTGTAAGTAGTTCAAATGATACAGTAGATTTTGTTTATCTAAATGACAGTGTATTTACAGTTGGTGAAGAAGTATTATTTAAAGAATCCGCTATCAAAACCATTTTACAGGGAGTTGAGGTAGGTAATTTCACTAATAGAACAAATAATTATTCATTAGTTAAGGGACATAAAGATCAATATTGTGATTATTCACAAATAATTAGAAAAGAAAAATCTGCTATTCCTTCAAAAAAATTACTAATAGTTTTTGATCATTTCAAAGTTGCAAGTGGAAATGCTGG